ATCCTTTTTAACGCTGGTACCATGCCTTATTGTCTTCTACCTCCAACATTACTTTTAAGATTGCTCTTACCTCCTTGGGATTATGGTATCTGCTGCTTCTGAAGGAGAACCTTCTCCGGTCATTCTTTCATGGTACTCTGCTGCAGTTTCATTTTTATGTCCCGGCCCTTGGAAATGGAGGCTTGATGCTTCATCTCCACTAAATGACTCAGCTAAAGTATCAAGAAGGTTATTGAGATTAAATTCGTAGTCATCATCAAATGGATTCCATGAGTACTCACTCCAGGAGTAAGCACCTGTACCTGTCCAGGGTTCTGGATCATTTACAGAGGTAGTGTCATCTCCTGCATCACCTCCAAGGGGTTCATCCGCTTCAGCAAGGGGTTCATCTATAGAGGTAGTGTCATCTCCTGAATCTCCTCCTAAGTTATCGTTACCAGACTCTGTTGGAGGAGGAGTGACGACTGGAGGAGGAGTGACGACTGGAGGAGGAGGGTCGTCCTGTTGTTGTGGCCCACCGCCAGTACCACCGCGAGTATCACTTTTATCTTCAGCTTTTTCTTTTTCTGTCTTTTCTTCTGTATCATACTGCTTTATTTTAGTCCGGGGATTAACCTTACCTGAACCTCCAAGAGCCTTTAATATTACTCCCTCCAAGGGAGTAATGTGGGCCAGCTTATGTCCTTTCGGCCCCTTTTTCTGCAGTTGTCTTTTGTTCATTGCCATTTTAGTCTCCTAAGTTCCTATAAGTGTTGCACTGGATGTGGGCATCCCTATTAAACGATTATATAAAGCACGTTGTTGTTTCTTGTTTTCAACCTCCTGTTTTATCAGCATACCTTTAGTTATGTCTTCAAACACCTTCAGTATAGGATTAAACTTACCCGGTTGAGTTGCCTGTTCTGAAGTTGCCATTGACATAGAGACAGCAGAAGCAGGGTCTGCTGCAAGGTCAATATCCTGGAAGGATTTCCCCTTTGCTGCTAACAGGGCATTTCTTATCTTCATTGCTTCTCCTTCTGACCCTAATGCAACATCCACCTGACCTTTTGCAAACATCTTCTTTGCAAGTGCTTTCCTATTAACCTCACTTGAGCTTCCTCCCCTGGAATACTTACCGCCTCCAAGTCCCTGGCGCGAGAGTGCAACCGTTAAGTCACCAAGGGCACGACTCCTTTGATCTTTAATGCCTGTGATTGGTGCATCCATCGCAAATTTAGAATAGCTTCTCCTGACCGGATCACCATAGGCAAATGCTTCAAGCTCTGCATCAGTTGCATCTTCACCAAGACCAAATTTAGCATATAATTCTTCAACTGCTGCTTTTGCATCTATTTTTGCCTGCCTGACCTTGGATTGATATGCAGCTTCGGCAGAAGCACCTCCGTCTCCACCGTCATCTCCACCGCCCATACCGAACCTCATCCATTTGCCACCCTCCTGTCTCTTCAATTCTTCTGAAAACCAACTCATAATTACTCCTTATCCTGCTTCGTTTAATTCATAGTGTACCGCACAGTTACCTAGTGTTGCGGCTCCTGCCCTTGAATTTACCATCCTCAGAGCAATATGTGTGGAAGCTGAAGATAGACTAATTCTCCCCATGCCATAAGTCGGCTTATTTATTGTTGCTGCCGTTTCATATTGAGTAATATCTGTTGGATCAGTACCCACCGAAATTACCCAATCACTACTACAGACTGCATCCAAACCTGTCCACATTTTCGATGTTGCAGGTTTTCCGGCATCAAGAAAAGGAAGCTGTACTGTGACAACTGAAGAGTCATATTCATTGTTTTTTTCTCCACCAAGTGAGTAAATCTTATCTCCTGCCCTGCACAATAACTCAGTTCCATCAAAGGCCCAATTTGTAATTGGCTCTGTATCATCATTGTCATCTACGAAACCATGCTCATAAATTGACCATGCAGAGATTTTTGATGAAGGGAAATAACTAAAAACATAAATCTTATCTCCAATTGCCAGCAAGTACCTACCGTCCCTTGGATCAACAATCCCTGCTGCGGCTCTTGCCGTTTGAACATCATCGGCTATTGCATCAATAATAATACTGTCAATTGGATTACCTATATCGCCAATAAATGCACTATTTGAGCTGTCTCTTGCCTTCAGGGAACGGATACCTGATCTTGACAGGTAGAACACATCCGAGTCTCCAATTTCAACCACGCTGTTTCCAGCAATTGTTCCAGTATTATTCAATATCTGCGATCTTGAATATCCATCAGGGTCTTCATCAACATTCCAGATTTGTATTACATCATTACCAAACACTGCAAGGTTGTCAAAATAGGGAGCAATTGCCACCAGTTCCTCTGCACCTCTTGAGTGGTTGGATAAAACCCTGAAACTGGATTTATCTGTTCCAGTCCCTGTTGCTTCCCACCAAGTAGGATCACCAATGTCACTTGTATGCCACCTGTCATCACTCAATGAATGCATCTGGTTATCAAATGCCCGGACAAAACCCCCCGGTAAATTAGACAATGGGCTGGATGACATGTTAAGTCCTCCTGCAGTTGCTGCGGCTCCTGTCCAATTCAAATCACCTGTTTTGGGTGCTAAAACCGTTTTTATGTTTAATGCTGTTCCTGTATCCCTGGCAATAATATTAACTTGTGCCCCAACGGATGTTGCCTCCCATTCTGGATCAGTAAACGTGGAATTAATCTCATCCTTGACCTTTGATGCAGTGTAAGTATTCGAAGTCTCCCAGAGTATAGGATTTTCAATGATTGACACTCCATCTACAGTAATATCTGTAATTGCATTGTCAATACCTCCTGTAATCTGATACATGCCGAACCCGGCAGTAATTACAAAATCTCCTTCCATCTCTGGAGTTAATACAAATCCATTTGGGCCTGTCCCTCTTGTAGCTGCGGTAATTGTTACAACATTGGTACTGGCAGAGGCAGTATAATTAGGAATACTTGTATAAGCAGTAATTGCACTTGCAAGAGCAGTTGCAGTACCGTTATTTGATCCTGTATGTGCAAGTGAGGCTCCAAGAATATCCACATTATTCACACGTAAAGTACGCAAATTGTTACCAGGAAGGTTAGTACCTCCACTTACAGTAACAGTTCCAGTTGCAGCCGTACCTGTTAAGGAAGTTGCACCTCCTGCTGTTATAGTAATACTAGACCGTGCCCTGCCTTCCAGCCAATCGTCAATCCGGTTTCTGGGAGTCATTGTTGTATCCGGGTCTACATATCCATCCCAGTAATGATAAATTCTACCATCATCAAACTGGGCTGATGCATACACCCTGCCTTCAAAAAAATCATGTCCAAGAATGGCTGTCATAAGCTGAGTGTAAGGCGAGAGGGCATGCGTGAACCTGATATAATTAAGGTTCACAGGCAATGTTGAAGCCAGGGTAATATCGTTGCTTCCAAAAACAAACACTCGTCCTCCTCCTGCGGCTAATCCGTGTGTATTTGCAGGCAAAGTTGCCCACAGTTTAAATGCCCTTCTTTTCTCAATTTCTCCACCTCTGGTGATATGTGCATTCGTTAATGTAACGGCAGTTCCAGGGACTGAAGTTACAACAGTACGTCTGGTATCAATCCCACCTTTAAAATCCTCGACCAATACATAAGGCATTATGGAACCCTCGCAATCAGGTATGGCCCTCTTGATCTGTAATTATCAGGTTCTTCATCTCCAAAAACTATCGGCTCACCTTTGGACAACCTGCCTTTTATTCTCATATAATGCTGATTTGCCTGTGCAAGTTTCATTTGTGCATCAGGGCTTTTTTGTCGTGCCAGCAACTCTCCTGCAGCAAACAGTACAATTAGCTGATCATCAAGGTCTGCAGTATCTGTTTTTGCAGCAAGGGGGTTCAGGTCTTTTACACCTTTAAAGCTGACTACTCCTTCTTTAGTTGTTGCATCACCATTGTTTGCAGGAATAGGCCAGACCTCAATTTGTGATAAATTTACGTCATCGTATGCCTTGTAGCGCATAATGGGCCACGATCTTGTACCCTTGTCAGAATCATACTGATTATAATGGGATGGATCAATCCCATACTTCACCCTCACCCATGCACCACCGTATTTAAAGCTGGCAACCTCTATTCTTTCCAGGGTTATGCCACTGGGAACATTGTAATATCTATCCCCTGCCTGCATAACAATATCCTTTCTTGTCTGCAGGAAAGGCCATGAAAAATCTTCCCATAGCCTTCTCTGCACACGATTAAGCAGCTTCAGCATCATCTCTTCTGTTGCCTGACCTAAGCTGGCAGATAACGAGTGACCTGCCTCAGCCCTTAGATCATCCAGCAGTACCTGAAGTGTTGTATTTCGTGCCATAATTGCCTATACAGATTCTGTTTCCGGTTCTGTTTCTGTTTCTGTTTCTGTTTTCTTTTTACCTTTAGGGAATGTCCCTATCGGCTCACCTACTGCCATAAGTGAAGGATTGATCTTTAATTTTTTAATCTCCATTGGCAAGTCACCATAGGCATTAAAGAGTTTTGCTACCTTATCTGCACCATATATTTTACCCAGACGTTCCCTTTCTGAATCTGAATCATATTTTTCTTTTGCAGTTAAGGTAATATTTGTTATTGCAGAATCACTGTGAATACTTCTCAATATAGCCAATTCCGGGACAGAAACACCTTCCTTCATAACGACATGCCTTATATCCCCAGCCAGAGCCACATTAACCCGGTACATATTCTCCATAACTATTTCTCCTTTGAATGAAACGGCAACCCACCTTAATGGGTTGCCAGATTTAAGTCAGGGTCTACTGAATTTCGTAAACACCGTGACAGTTGAGTTGGGTAGCGCACATCACACAGGTTGTCGTAATCGCACGATAGATAACATAACTATCGTGAGGACGAGCTGGTGAGTGTCTAGCCATCTTTTCCCCTTCCATATAATGCATATATAATTTCGTTGGATCAATTATATAGCATCGTTTGTTA